CGTCAATCTGTGCGACCGCTTGTAATTTCTCAATGGTAATATTATTCCAGTTCATATATCTACGTTGTTTTCAATTAGGATAGTGTTAAAATAGTCATGAACCTCGTATAATGTTTCTAACACATGATCGGGCGTGTCATCAGGTGCGTACTTGGTTCGGCTTCTTAAATAGTTCTGAATGTCAATCAGAGCGTTGTAATACTTTGACCCATTAAAACACATCTTTAAGTCGTGCTCTTCTTCGGGTAAAAATTCAATTATAGTTTTAGGCATAGTAAAATAGTCCTTTCTTGTTTTTCTGTTTGCAATCCCAAGCCAACGCCAACGACATTACGGCGTCATCGTGCAGCCCTTGAGGTGCGGTGTACTTAACTCCCGTTCTGGTATATTCAAATTCAAAGTTTCGCATTTCATCAGCAATAACCCCTTCAGGGAATCCTATTTTTTGCTGCTGAACCGCTACTACCAAACCTTCTATAAGTTGCTGCTTTGACTGAGAGGTAAATTTAAAACCTTGCACTCTTGGTCGGTTACGTTGTAATTGCTCCACAATCGGATCCCCTACGCCAGTACTATCAACGAATGTAGGAATGTTCCCAATAATGGAACCTATTTTGTTTAGCGTCTGTGACCAGTCCATTTGGAATCGTTCAAAGTGACAGACCTCCCCTTTGTCGTTTAATCCTATTATGACCGTCCAATCCGTGTATTTTGCTAAATCTATTCCGTACGCAACTGCCACACCTGTTTGAGTAGGTATTATGCAGTTGTTTATATTTTCATATCCGAAAGGGTTGGAGTTATCCTCAGAAGGTTCGGCAAGGTACAATTCTTTGAAGATATGTGACGGCAAATCTCGCTTGGCTTGTTCTACCTCGTCTAAATCTAAAATCCCTTCATTGACTGCATCGTATGCCGTAATTTTAAAATACTCCATATTTGGGTCGCCACCTTTTGCACGTTCCCCAATTTTGTAAAACCAATTCTTTTTACCCTTGACGTTACCAATTAACTTACACTTGCCTTTTGTAGCCGTTAACGTTGAACGTAGAGCGTACCAAGATTCCTCTCTTGCCCTACTTGCCTCGTCAAATACCGCAGCGTATACGTCATCACCGTATAAGTTGTCAGGCTTTTCAGCTGACTTAAATTCTATTCGTGAACCTAATGGCGTTGTTAATACCAATTTACTTTCGTTTGACGTGAAAAAATCTCTGTCATTAACTTGAGCTTTCATACGCCTAAATGCTATCTCAGCTTGTTGGTACACGGGTGCTACCCACCATACCGCTTGGTTAGGTTTTAAAAGTAACGATTGTTCAAATAGCCAAATAATGTGGGATGCAGTTTTACCCGTCTTTGTAGATGCTGCCGTAATAGTGTACCGAGCAGGACTATCAAGGATAGCCTTTTGGTAACTTGTTAGCGGTGGACGAATGTAGTTTATTTGCATCACACTTTAACTATTATTTTTGTGAATTTATGACACTTTTAATCACTTCTAAGCGCTTCAAATTTATATCTTGTATGTTGTGATACTGTTGGCAATAATCGTAATTTAGAAAGCCTATGCTTTGATTCTTAATCGCAAATTCTATAGCATCCACCCAATTGTTATTTTGAGCAAATACCACGCCTAAATTGTTACGATGATTCGTGTATGGTTCTACCTCTGATACAACGATAGGACGTTTGTATGCCGCAGCCTCCAATATCTTTAATTCGCTTTTATATCGGTTAAACTTGTCATCTTTTAATGGTGCTAACACAATGTCTATTTCCGAATAGAACACACCGTAGATGTCTGGTCTGGTTCCTTCCCTTGTTTCAAACCACTTGGGTCTTTCGTTCCTCCCCTTTCCTGTAATCGCACGTTCCATATCTGCCCATATTTTAGTGTTCTCGTGAAAGCCGCACATTAGAAATCTATATCCATATGTTTCACATAGTAGTGCTATCTGTCCGCTCAGTAATTTCAAATCCTCTAAATGAGATATACCACCTACCCACCCAATTGTCGGTGGATGCGGTGTTTCTGTTCTCCATTGCATTTGAATTAAATCTAAAGCGTTCGGAATAATGAATGCCTTATCGTTAATTTCTTTGACCGGTCGCAATAGTTGAGGCGTAGTCACTTGAACTGCGTCAGCATAGTGTATCGCATCTTTTACGGAGTTCTTTAAATAGGCACGGTAAAATGGGTACGCAGGGTTATGGCGTGGGATAATCCAGTAATCGTCATTGTCACAGATATACGGTATTCCTTTTTTAGCCAATAGCGGTAGCACGTTGTATTGCAGCTTACCTAACCAACGATTGAAAATAACGCAGTCGTATTTCTCAAATTGTAAGTTAGCGTATAACTCAGGGTTCTGGCAAATGTCAACCGTGACATCGTCGTAGTCAAGTTGAAGACGAGCATAGGGCGTGTACAACCTATGGAAGGACACGCCACTAATACCGTCAAATAAAACTAAAATTCTCAAAACGGACTTTCGGGTTTTGGTTTAGGCACTGCAACGTAGTGAGTCGCTTTACTCCTTTCGTTAGGTGTCTTTAATTTCTGTACTCTGATTTTCACATCCCCGTAGGAATTCTTTTCTAATTTGCCCATGCGAATTGCCTGTTCAAACTTTTCTAAATTTACCGTTACATTAATGCCGTAGGTGTCTTCCCAAGCATTTCCTAAATAAATGATTTCTTCCATATATATTTTACCTTTGTGGTTTTACTTTATCGTTGTATTTTAATTCAATTTACGCCACTAATCCAACTTTAACGTGACGTTTACTATTTTCTGTTCAATGGTTGCCTCAACCTTTTCTTGTGGTTTGCCATATACACGGCTCATCAAAGTGTCCATTGAGTATAGCGAACCTTTTTCGTATGACTTAATGATCGCCTTTGCTACCGTTTTCTCAAGCATAGTAGCATCGGGGTTTTTCAGCACCTCTTTAATCTGAACTTCATTCATTGCCATGATTGCCTGAATGCTATCGTTTACCTCTGACAATTTATAGCCATGCTCCGCTAATTCGGTTGTGAATTTCTTGGGTCTGCCAAGTTTGTTTATACGCTCGTCATTTGGTTTAAACGGCTTACTGTTAGGAATTGGGTTATTACTCATTATTCGGCTGTTTTACGACTGTTTAACAATGTTTCTAAACCTTTGACTAAATCCTCATCATTCATAAAAGTTGCAGTAAAAATACTTTTTAATTCAAAACTGTGTTGATGCTGATGATGATTAGGGTAATAATCATCTAAATAATTCACTCCTTTATTGCGTCTGCACTTTGAACAAAACTCTATAGTTTCAACCACATCTACAAAATAAATTGTATGCCAACCATAACCGTTTATAACATCTCCATATCCTACATATAATTTTACTTGCAAATGTAATTGCGATAATTCCCTTAATACTTCCGATAGTGTTTTCATTTTACTTTTTTTAATTGATCCAATCTCATTTCAATCTTTTGGTTATGCACCGTTTGAAGCCATGTTTTCCATTCCTTTCTATCGCCTACCGTTTCATGGCATCGTCTACAAAGTGCTTGTAGGTTTTCTATCGTATCTTTATCCCCTTTGGGATTACCACCTAAACCACGCGCATTTATATGATGGATATCAACGGCACGTGCGTGACATTTCTCGCACTCAATAAACGAGTTCTCATCGTAGCCAAAAAAGTCCATATATATTTTTACGTGCTTTTTCATTTGCTAAATAGTAAACTCCAAGCCGTTGGGTAATTTAACTTCTGTTGCAGTTTAAATCCGCAACTTTCAAATAGTGCAATCCATTCGTTTTCAGGTTTGATATTAATATGTCCCCAGTCTTCATCCATTTCGCTCGTGTGTGGTGTACTACTAAAATGAAAGAAGTTGCATCTCAGACGTTTTAAAAATGGTTCTAAACGGCTATCTTCTATGTGCTCCATTACTTCTATACACGCTATCAAATCGCCTTCTATTTGTTGCTGGGTGAAATCTGCAAAGTAATACTTATCGGCTACATTGTATTGATTGGCGTATTCCAAGTGGTGAATGTTAGCATCGTAGTAACTGGTGTGAATGCCTCTGTGTTTCATTGCTCTGCTATACGCACCTACTCCACCACCTAAATCGGTAAAGTCACGAGGGTTTACTAACTCGCAAATCTGTGTCGCTACGAACGTGTACATATCTACGAAGTGTCGGTTTTCTAAGTGTATGCCGTTACGCATCTCCCACATAAAACATTCGTGATCTTTCCACTTGCCACCGAAACTATTTCTTACGTCTGCGTCTTGGTTGTTGTTCGTCATCGGAAATTTGTGCTGCGTTTAGTTCTGATTCTGCCTTGATAATTAACGATAGTACGCCTTCCATTACACACGTTGAGCAATTAGGCATAGGTCTACCCATAACTTCTAAGTACAACGCTTGTAATTTGACGTGATCTTCTGGGGCTAATCTGAATGTCTGTGTCTGCTGAAATACTAAATAAGCATCTCTCAGTTTTGACATTGTAAAGGTTATTTGTTCTGGTGTCATTTTAGTAATCTCTTAAGTATTTCTTTTTCATGTTCTGAAAATTTATCTAATTCGGATAATAATCTCCGTTCATCTTTATTTTGATGCTTTGCCCAAAAACTATCTATATCTATCATACCGTTTTTACTTGCCTCAGTTACGACAGATTTATATAAATTTGTCTTTTCAAGTTCAGTTAATATAGCGCATAATGCACCTTCAAGATAGTTATTTTCTTTTTTTAATTCAGTCAGTTGTTTTATCTCTTCCATTTTAAGAGGATATTTTTTTTCGTAATTGTCCTTGAGATTATGAGAAATTCTGTCTAATTCTCCATAAGAATATGGTTGATTTCTGCAACTATTACACTCGCAAGGACCCATTGTTGAATGACAAGGCATAATTATAAGTATCTATTTATTACCACTGCAACCGCAGCACTCAAAAAGCAGTAAGGTATCAATTCATCGTACTGCCAAAAGTAAGCAATGCCCAACCAAAAAGCCATGCACATTTCACAAGTGAATGGTTTTATTTTTAATCTCCAAAGGAAATTCCTTACTAAGATCACCCCCATTGAGGCAATTCCTAAAATCTCAAGTAATTCGATAGGCATATCTACTCTTATATAATTTGTTGGTTAATTCCTGAACTGTCTTAATGACCTTTAATATCTCGTGTCTACTTATCCCGGTTGCTCTGTTTATTGAACGGGCGCTGAATCTTTTTATTTGCTTTTCCTCATCTCCGTTGGCATACAAATCCCAAATTCTGTTATGATACCAATCCAATCTTTTTAATGTCAGTTCCAATGCCCGTTCCTTAAATCTGTGTTCTTTGTCTTGTGTCTCATTGTAACTCTCATCTATCAACTCTATGTTGTCAATGTCTTCTTCTCCTATGACAGTAAGATGCTTTTTAGCGAATTCAGTGTATCTGCCGTAGTATTGATTTAAAACAATCCGTACGATTAATCCTTCCCAGTATCCGCTATTATATTTTTCAATGATCCACGCTTCGTCTTTCTCGCATAAAATTACAAATAACTCTTGGTACAAATCACTTGCATGAATTTTTCCTATTTTGACACACACATCCCGTACCCATTCAGCGGTAGTTAATTCGTTTATTATCTGTGACTTTTTGATACAACAAAGATTAATCTAATTTATTTTACCTTTTCAAAAAGTTATTCACAATGATAGTGTATTTCTATTGATTTAAACACGTCAATGCTATACACTTTCCAACCTTGCTTCATGTACTTCGTTGCATAGTAAATGACTTCTTTCTGCGATGCTAAGACAATATGGACACGTTCTATTTCCCGTTCCATTGTTAATTCTATCGATGCACTCATTGTAAAATCTTGTTTCTAATTTGTAATTCATTTTAAGGTAATCGGTGTAATTCTTGACCAAATGCAGTACCGAACTATGATCACGATTTATAAACACTCCAATGCGTGACAGTTGCTTATTAAGATGCATTCGGCAAATGTAACAGAACAATGCCCTTGCAGTTACGATGTCTCGGTGACGTTTACTGCTTACAATGTCTGCGGCTAATACGTTGGTAACAGAAGCCACCATACGGCACACCTCTTCCATTTCAACGTCAAACTTTGGCAACCTTATAGGTTGGTTAATTTCTGCTCTTAAATCGTCCATTTGATTTATGAGTTTTTGAATCTTTGCATCGTGCGTTAATTTCAGGCGTTCGTGTTGCCCTTTTAGTTTCATGTATTCGTATCTGTAATCCATAGTTTTAAAAGTTTTCTCTGTATCTTGTTTGCGCTCCAGTAAATGTAACTGGTATATCTACACATTGACCGTGTCTGTTTTTCGCGATCACTATAACGGCATCCTCAACGGGTGGTTTAATTTCTTCATAGTATGCAGGACGAAAAGGAAACAACACTACATCGGCATCTGCTTCAATCTGTCCACTCTCCTTGAGTTCTGTTAATTCAGGTCTTGCATTTTTTGCCTCACGATTTAAC